TAACTGTGGCATCGTAGACATCTGTAGGGATTGCCTGAAAACCTCCACCAAGGCGGTCTTCAGCTTGTTCCATTTCAGTGGTATCTGTCAGTCCGTCAAAAAGTCCCATGTGTTTCTCCTGTGTTGGGATTACTTGTAGTATTCATGGAGATGCTTCAACAGCCGAGCTGCGTCGTTATCCATGTAGGTTTGGTTCATTGTGAACAGTCCCATAGGAGACCGGATACGCTCTCCCTTGGTGGCTGCAGTCAGTTGGGTCTGGAATACGTGTTTGTAGCCCAGAGCCTCATCCTGTGGAGTGATATGGAGTAGATCTGGATCCTGCTCTTCCAGCTCTTTGAGGATGACTTTCTTGGTGCTCACAACGGTTGAGAAGTAACTTTCGATTCCGTTGTTCTTCAGAGCGCCTTTAATAGGAACTGCAGTCCTCATTTCCATAGCAGCCTCATCCAGGTCTGCCCTTGTGTGGGCAAGGAAGATAACTGCTTTAGGTGATTTAGCCACATGTTCCTGCATGAGCTTTTTGAAGAATTGCTGGTAGTTTGACCAACCTTTCATCGTGTCAGCAGCTCCAAGCACATAGGTGCTTTCGAACATGTCCATCAGGAAGGTCAATGTATCGATGATGATAACATCGAACTTATCTTCTAGTACCCCACCTTTTTGAGTTTTCTCAAATGCCTCGAAAACATGGTAGGGATCTGTGATGGTCATACTGGTGAATTTGTTGCGGAACGGTAATCGCTTACCGGACTCGCAGTTGAGATAGAGCACCCGTTCATCTCCGGGGATATTTTGCAAGCTGGCTGATTTACCAGAAGCACTCTCCCCTGTGATGAGAATGAGTTGCTCATTCATACCTTGTGTCATTGTAATCCTTTCAGAATTCAAATCAAAAATTGAGATTTTTTAGGCTGCTTGTTGGCTCATACGGCTTGCAGCAGTCTTCAGAACTGTATCTCTCAGCTCGTCAGCACCCAGACTATTTGGTAGGCTTTTATTGAAAGCCAGAACTCTCTGTTCAACCTCGTGGTAGTCCATACCCTGATCTGCAAGACACATGGTAAATCGAAGCATCAGATTGTTTCTAACACCTTCTCCCCATTCCTGGGCAAACCACCGTTCCAATCCATCCATATCTTGAAGCTGTTTTTGTTCTTTGATGTGGGTTTCATTTCTGGAAGTTTTTGGAATGAAAGGAAGAATATCGAATAAGACTGCATCTGGATTAGCATTGAAGAAAGTCTTGGCGTGAGGGTTAGCTCGCCATTTTCGCTCTGGTTCCTTCACACCTTTGTCCACCTCGAAAGGCAGCCAATCCAGCACACCTTGCATGAATTCCTTGAACTCTTCTCGTGCCAGTTCCAGACGGAAGTTCATCGGGATGATGACACGGAAACGGTGTTCCTGTTCAGTGTGACTCTTGGTGGTGTAGAGAAAGTATTTGAATTTCTGCAAAACTTCCTGAACCAGTTCGATCCGAGCAGTGGTATCTATATCTAGAACAATGAAATCAAAGCCAGACTGGACATTGAGTTTGTTCCGGTAGTTTTCCAAGAAGGTGTGATTACACCAATTCATACCATTGGCTTTTGTGAGTAATTCCATCTTCTCAAATGGTGCTTCATCGGATTTGTAACCTTCGGCAAATTCTGTCGAATAAGACACTGTGAGTTTTTCCAGATCGACTTCCTGAAGACTGTCACCCGTGTAGAATTCCACTCCATCTGAGAAGGTCTTTTTGATTACGATATTGTTCTTGTAACCATAGGCCGTAGCCAGGAGCATAATTTCCTTGGATCCCCCAAGGGTTTTCGGCATGTAGGGAAGTTGCTCACGCATCTCTGCATAGGTCAGAGGAGCCTCTGATTTGGCGATATACTTGGCTAGGCGCTGGTGTGCCATGTCCCGGTTAAGGATCTTAGCCAGAGCCTCCCCAGACTCCTCTACGAGCTTCATGGCTGCCTTGTAATGTTCTGGTGCCATGACAGAGCATTTGTCGGTGAAAGCGTAGATCCCTGCAACTTTTAGAGCACGGGAATGACGGTGTTTCATTTCCGTCTGACCGATGTGGTCTCCCTGATTGTGACCGATTTTCTTGGCTCGACGTTCACAGAGTTTCTTGTATTTTAGGTGCAGGATGCCTGTTTCCCGAGGCATAGTCACTTGCCAATTGATATAGTCGACATCTGCCAGTTCAGTAAATTTGTCAACAAGAGGGGTATTCTCGAAATTTGCCATTGTTTGCTCCATGCGATCGTAAAGAGCATTAATGTCTTCATCCTCATTATCTGGTAGATCATTTGCGAGAGCAAAGAGACACCGACGAGCATATCCAATTCGCAGGAAGCTGTAGAAGTTATCCTCTGTTTTACCGCCGGCAAAGATGTCATCGGGAGCACCAAACAGAAGTGCATTTGAAGGAGAAGTCCCTTCCAGCTCTTCAAAGCTTTCGTTCTCCGAGGAGTTTTTCAGTAGTTTCTTTTTGATTTTTCCGCTGTCATAGAGTTCCAGATAGACAGTCATTGAGTCCGCTGACTTATCTAGGTTGGATCCAATCTCATCGACCTGGTAATTCAGAGCACCACAATTAGCTATAAGCAGTTTATCCCGCATATCTTTAATTGCGCTTTCATGGCCCCCGTCAAATACAAAGCGATAGTGACCAAGCCTCTTGTTTTGGCGGTTCAGAGCTGTTGTCTCATCCTCTTCTGTCGTGTCATTATTTGCAGCCCGAATAGATGATAGTTTAGCGATGTTTTGTTCTGTGAGGTAAGGCATGGTAGAGGACTTAAATCGGTTCCTGAAACCTGCCATGATGTGCTCTTCCATGAGGTTCATGGAGAAGCCTTTACCAACACCAGATTGCCCCAAGGCAATGTTATAGGTGTTGATTGTGTGTTTGCCGAAAGCCCGACTTACGACTTCTGCCCTCATTGAAGAAGCACATACGCCCATGTGATAAACGGCGATGTTGCGAAAAAAACTTCGGTCTGTGTTCTGAATTCGGGCTTCAAGAATATCAACAATAGCTTCGACGGTGGGATGGTGATCCACCCCACTGAGATAGTCCTTGATATTATCCATGGGAGTATTGGTCCTTTTGAGTGCAGATTGGAAATGCAGGGCAATAACTACATGCCTTAACCTGACCAGGAATTGTCAGAACAACTCCCTTGCCTTTCTCAGCTTTGAACTGATTGGCTTCTGCGAGATTGTCGAAATTCTTGGTTGCTCGACCATCGGTCTTTGCCGGGTTCGAGAAATATTTGTAGACGGTCTGAGTCCGCCACAGATCCTCGTCTGAGCAATATGGAAGATCGACTTCCTTCATACTTGCATGACGTTCCAGATCATCGAGCTTACGGTTCAACCAGGCTTCAGTCTCTTCGATCGACATCAGCTCAACACGATGCTCATGCACCCTGAGAGGTGGATAATCTTTCTGGACCTTGGCAGCAGCTCGTTGCCAGTCCGTGAAGAGGAATTGAATGTTAATCCAGTTGGAGGTGACTTTCTCCGGGTTCAGCCAGCGATAAATCGACCCCTGCAAGGAGTAGTCCTTGTCCTTGGATCCCTTGATGAAGGCATAGACTGAAGTGGTCTTGGCATCCTGCAATTCTCCATCGATGCAGAGGTCGAATTTGCCGGAAATATTATAACCGCGAAATTCCTTTTTGACCCGTTGCTCGATGTAGACCGGAATAGTATCGGACTTCATTTCCCCTGGTTCCGGATTAATCATCAATCGATCGATGATCTTTTCAGGGAAGTTTTGTTTTCGAAGAGCCTTTTCGTAATTTGTGATCCAGGCTTTTTCGATACTGTCGTGGATTGCTGTTCCCATACGGGATGGAATGAGGTCTGCGAGATCCAGAGGCTCTTTGTCTTCTTCTTTCAGACGCTCCCGCAAAAGAATCTGACGGGTTGGTTTCATGATCGAAGTTGCAGAGATCGTCCTTGGGTCTGGATCGTAGTCGTATTCATCTGTGGCGAGCCAGACACCAAGGGCTAGACTAATTCCATTGTTGTTAGTGATGTGCATGTAACTCTCCCAAATGAAAACCCCGCGACTCACTGTGAAGCGGGGTTCCATTTCTTGCATGTGGTTTGGTTGCTGTAAAGCGTTTGCTTTACCTGCTTTAACTTTTGGCGGCAGATTCACCAGCAAGGGCGAAATATGCAGCACCATCGATATAATCGTCGAGGTTGAATTGACCTTCTTTGGCTCTCGCAGCCTTCAGGAAGACCATGAACATCCATCCTTGGGTCTCGGTTAGGTCGAGACCATAAATGGCATTGAAGGCCCTCACAGTGGCTGCCATGGATCGTTCGCCTTGCTCAGCGTCATCCCTTTCCTTGGCTCGATTACCAATAGTAGTTGCACCTGTTTTGAGAATATTTTGGGCTGCAGACCTCATTAAAAGATCCTCATGATACTCTCGATCCAACAGACGTTCCATGGCTTCTTGGTCCTGAGCCATATAATCCTCATATAGGTTTGTTGTTTTGAACATTATGGAATTCCTTTTCAGTCATGAATCCAAGGATTGAAAATGAGAGGAAGACAATATCTTTGAAGTCTTCTGGTGCAACATTATTCTCTTGGTTGAGACGATCTTGCACTGCTCGTTGAGCATCAAACAAATCAGATTGTGTGACATTAATTGAGGGCAACTGCATGATGATATTTACAGTCCGTTCTTTGGTATTTTCACCGGATTTGTAAATTCCCCGTGCAGTAACCAAGAAGAAATACAGACGCTCTTCCTTGATTGGTGCTTTGCGTTTCTTTTGTACCATTAGGCTGCTTCCTTTTCATTCAGTTCTTTGACATGTTTTGCGATGGTATCCAGAACGACAACCTTATTCGCACCGTTTGGAATAACAGCTTCCTGTGCCCATGAAGGCCAGAACACTGATACCTCACCACCGAGCTTAACTCTGTCATGAGTAATTGCAGGGTGATCCTGCCATTCAACAGCTTTTACAAGATGCTTATTCACATAAAGCAAGGTCTCTAGATCATCTGGAATAATCATGTATTGAGCGTCGTGGATATGAGCAATCGGCCGAATAGAATTCCTATATTTACTATTCCTGACACCTCTCATGAATTCCACAGAGGCCCTGGTATTGAGGAGACACCAGCTCTGACCAAGAGCATTACCAGCAGTTCTACCTTCTTTCTCAGCCTCATATGGAGTGTGATTGGTTCCCCGGATAACCTGTTTCAGCAGAGGGGTTCTGACCCGCAATCCAAAGGCACCTGTGACGTAACCTACTTTTGAGGCTTCATCGAGACGAGCCTGAATCCATTCATCACTTTCAACATAAAGTTCGTGATACCTGGCTTCAATTTTTCTAGCTTTAGTTTCTGGGAAACCACATTGCCCTACAATCCCGATCCAGGTTCCCCCATAGGTCAGTAGGAATGTTGGTGTCTTACTGTCCTGTCGGAGTGCCTTATATTTGACTGCAATGGAATTGATACTGTCCACAGAATCCGGATTAATATCGGGCATATCCTCACCGAAATAAGAGTAGGCTCTGAGGCAGTGACCATCATACCCATCTGTCAAACCAATAGGCTCAACACGATGAACAACTTTACCTGAAAAATTATGTGTTGATCTTTTTAAGGTTTTTAAGTGCTGCATTTTTCCTGTTTTCCCTCATAACTTGTTGCCATTGATCGTGAACACATAACCTTTTGGCAGTTTCTCGTAGCATTTTATGTAAGGTTTCTGGTCTACGTCCTAATTCAAAAGCTAAGTCTTTAATTTGTGTCCCACTAAGAACAGCCCACATGTGCTTCTCCTTGTCATCTGCGGACATGTAACCAGGGCGTAAGTTGGTTCTGAAGGCGTGTTCATGATTACCTTTCGCAGAAACCCATTCCAAATTTACTAAGGAGTTGTCAGATTTATCACCATTCTTGTGATTCACTTGAGGGTGTTCATATGGATTAGGTAGAAAGTGTAGAGCAACAAGACGATGTAGAGATAACTGTTTTGTGGAACCATCACCTTTGGCTAAAGAAACTTTCCAATATCCATTAGGATTCTGAATGGGTTTTAGAAAATTGTTGTTCGCCAAGTTGAGGACTGATCCTTCACTGGAAATTTGGTAACGATCTTCAAAGTAAGCAATTGGTATAAGCTGCATAGAATTCCTCTCCTGAGTAGTTTTTACCATCATAAACGATTTCATCGTCATCTCGTATATGATGGGATTCTCCCTCAAGATCAACTTTATAAATAGTATGGCCCGTATACACTTTTAGTTTCTGAGTGTCTTTGGTGGTCAGAGCTGAGATCCTGTCTTCGAGAGAAGCAAAATCGAGACCAATCATAATCATGCCGGGAGGTGCTTTGAAGCAACCTTTGACCAGTTTGGCATAACTACTGTTGGCCGGTAGGTTTTGTAGGTTGGGTCCAGATGAACTCAAACGTCCTGAGACAGTTCCACCGAGGTTGAAGTTACCAAATAGGTAATGCCATCCATCCGGCCCTTGTGGGGCTTCCAGCAAGGGTGGCATGAAGGTGCTGTAGATCTTGTCGACAGCTTTAAAGTCCAGTAGTGCATCGAGAAAAGCCAGAATGCTTTTATCTTGTGTAAATGCTTTAAGCTTCTTTAACGCATCAGCTCCTGTAGCAGGGGCTTTAGACTTGGTTCGATCCTTGATGGGCAGCCCCAGTATCTCATAGAGAAATTCCTGAAGCTGTGGTGCTGAGTTGAGATTCAGTTTGTTATCGACATCGTTCAGCGTGATACGCTTTACTTTGCGAGTTGTGTTGTAGTCGTGAACCTCTCGCTCATCCAGAAGCTTTCCATAGTCCTGAACCAAGGGTAACGCATAGATACGCTCCATTGCATCATTACGATCGGCATGGATAATCTTCTCAACCCGGAGCACTTCCTCCCTGTCGACAGGCATCCCTGTGAGCTGCATCTGGGTAATGTCGATCAGAGCTGGCTTGAATAGCTCGTCGTAGATCTCCAGTTGCTTATCCTTGACCAAGGTATCCCAGTGCTTCTCGTAGACATACCAGGTGGCAAGACAGTCCACGAGGTTGTATTTCAGGAGCTTGGGAAGAGGGATTTTGGTGATGTCCTTGATCTCTTCGACAGCATAGTTGCCAGTGAATTCCTGGCTCTGATCCTTGAGACCAAGCTTGTTTCCAGCACAGCTATTCGTTGCCAAATATGCGATGATCTTGGTGTCATCGAAATTCGACATAAGATGTTCCAGCCCATTCAGGATACCCTGATTGTCGAGCAGATCATCCATGTAGAGCTGGTAGATGAGGACAGTGGCATCAAAGCTGATGTTGTGGAAGATGAGTTTCTGGGAGAAGTCGATGAAGAACTTCCGGAGGAGATCACGAACTTCCTTGCCGGCCTCTCCCAGATCCACGGGGAAGGCAATGCCTTCATGTTTGTTCCAAGCAAATGCAATACTTCCAAGACCGGCATCGTAATGCTTGAGTGAAAAACCCTCAATATCACAGGTAAGGGGTTTATCTGCTTTGATGAAATTATCGAGCCAAACCTTAATTTCAGCTACTGTCTCAGGGTAATCACAGAATTTGATGATATCGTGACCTGGATCCTGATAGTAGCCCTGCTTGTGTGACCAGAGAGCTTCTGTGGCCTGTTGGATCTTGGCTCTTGTGGGGGAAGGGTTGTGGAAGACCTGACGGAAGTTCGGGGCATAGATAACCTTGAATTTTCCGGCAAGACTTTCAGGGTGTTTGTTGGGCAGGACATACCCAAGATATTGCTCGGCCTTTGGAACTCCAGCAATGGTCTTGAAATAGTCTGCATTCGCAACAATCACATATTCGGTTTGGAGGTAATCAAGATTCTCAAAAATTTCCTCAATGCAATCCATCCGTTTTGTAGAGGTGGCTGCTTTTTTACCATTCATGACAAGTTCATACGCAATGAGATCTTCCGGATCGATGAGAGAAACATCGACATATTCCTTCAACATCAATTCGAAATCTAAAGTCGGGGAAAGAATTGCAGTCGAGTAGACTTCCCGTTCTTCTTTCTCAAAGGTGAGGTATTTCATCCAAGCATCCTGTCTGCCATGTAGAGTTCAACCTTTTCACAAAGCTTCTGATATTCATACTTTGCAATTGGATTGCCCTTAATTGTGTAGGCTTCTTCTTTGGTTCTTTCACCAGCATCATTTCTACCCATAACCTCAATTGCGAGATATTCTGGCAGGGCATTCCTGACATCTTCC